TCCTTTAGGAATGCAAGATATACCTTTTTCATTGTTTTTCCAAGGAAGTTCTAGTGTATGTGCTATAAATTCTCCATTTAGATATAGCTTACCAATAATAGATTTATCAGTAAAAGCATCTCTAACTAGGAATAAATTACAACTATTCATTAAAAATAGCGTAAATTCGTACTCCTTTTATCTCTTTTATTAGTTTTTTGGTACTTTTTACCTCAACTATTTCGTCCATATACTTTGGATTCTTAGAGTTTAGTTTTCTTTTTTTAGCCATATTATTCTGTTACTACCATAAATTCAACATCACAAGTTGCTGTATCTGCTTGTCCGTATATATGTGTAATGTCTGCTAATGCTCCAAATGTACTTCCTGTTACAGCGTCCATTTCATTGTTCATTAGCAATAATGATTCGCCTGCAGCTATTTTAAGCCAAAAACTATCAGCACCATTAAACAATCTTAAAGTAACAAAGTTGGTATCATCTAAATTTGTTATTCTAAAATAAACATAATCTGCTGCAACTCCTGTTCCTGCGCTGTCAGTAGCGTCAAACATAAATAAAGTTGTAGATGATGTTGCAACATTCATTATTCTTTGGTCAATTTGTCCTTTAGATGTAAAAACTTTATTTGTAGTATTACCATAACTTACACCATTTAATGTGTAAGATTCTGTTATAGTTACTGTTAAGTCTGATGCTGTTACTGTACTTGCCATATTATTTTCTTGTTATTATAAATTTGTAAATTGAGAATGATATAGCTACAATTAAAGATATTGTCGTTAGCACTTCATTTACCTCTGCTAATGATATTCCTATTGCTCCTGCATTTGCCATTCCCACCTGTATCGTATCTTCTATTGTATCTCTCATTTTGTGTTTATTGTTAATTGTCATATCCTACTTCTATACCTACCTTAAAATATGTTGTTGCTGCTGTAGATGCTTTTACCATAGCAAACAAAACATCACCTGCCGCTAAAGTTGTTTCAGGATTTAAGTTTCTAGTAACTTGTAAATTATCATTACTTGCTTGTCCTGTTATTGTTAATTCGTTTAATAATACAGGGTCAATAGCTCCTGTATTTCCTGCTACAAAAGTCATTTTACATAATGCTACTGTTATTGTTGCTGAACTTGTAGAGTTAGCCCACATATATAATTTGTTTACATTACAATCACTGTGCATAACAAATGATTTTACTTTAAAAAAATCACCTATATCTAAACCTGTTTGTCCAACAGTTCCTGCACCATAATCTTGATTGTATTCATTTGGAGATTGACCGTCAGTCATATTAGCTCCATAATGATAGTTAGAATTAGATAGTGTAGCATAACCTTGTATGTCAAACGTATCTACTTTTATTAGATTTTTCTTAACCCATTCTAAACTACCATCTGTATTTCCTGCACCACTTCCTACAGTTTTACTGAGTATAGTGTCGTTAAATGCAGACTCAAAACCTTTAGGATTATGTCTGTTTACGTCTGTTAAATTTTTATGTTCGTTAGATGCCATTTATTTATTTTTAACAATTACTGCAACCACAGTTGTAATTACCATTTACATAATCTGTACCACAAGTGATACACCCTTCTACACCATTATATCCATATATGCTATCATAAAATATCATACCGTGATTTTTATATGTTCTGTTTAATTGATTTGGTTTGTTAGACTCATAAGTAGGATATAAACCTGCTTGGTCTGTATCGTCTAAAAAATTAATCATATCATTAGCAAATATTTCAGCCTTTCTATATGTATCTTGTTTAAATGTATTATAATCTGATGGTGTAATTATTCTTGAAAACTCATCTATATTATGCACTACACCACTAGATGTTATATTACTCATTATATCATTGACTACTTCAAATCTAGTAAACCAAGATAAGCAATCTTCTAAATAATAAGTCATAAATGTTTGATTTGCAACACTTAAAGTTCCTGTATCGTTTTGCAATTTTAATTCTGCATAAAACTTTTCTCCTAACAATGGTCTTAAATGAGCTAACTCAGACAACACAAGTGTATTTTCAGAAACCAAAACAGGGTCTGTATTTTTATTAGTAAATGTTTTGCTAATAACCTCTCCTGCTGTAACTAATGTTTTGTATTGTTTTGTATTTCCCATTTTATTGTTCTACTGTTATTTCTTTTGATTCATCTACTTCACCATCTCCATCATCATCTCTCTCTGTTACAATAATTTCTCTGTCTGCAACAAACATATCGCCATCTTCTAACATAGGTAAATCTTCATCTATTAACATTCTTTGTTCGTTAATAGTTAGTACCTCTCTAATGTCTACGTCATTAGCGTATGAGATTGGCGGCTCATAATGAATTTTCAAATCTTTAGGGTCATACCCCATTTCATTATAAAGAACCGTTCTTATGCCGTTTAACAATAACTCAGAAGTATCTCTAATTACAGTAGTCATTACTAAGTCGTATGCTATTCTAATTTCACTTCCTGTATTGTTCATTTTTCCTGAACTTACTATACCTGATAAAGACGGTTGCCATCTATTAGCGGTAATTATATTTTGGTCTGTAATCTGTTGTAATTCTATCCAACTACCTTCTTGGTCATCTTTTATTATTTGTACGTTAGCAGGTGATGTGTCACCATTTTTAACTATAAATAATATTTTACCATTGTTGCCTTCACCAACAAATTTTCTTTGTGCTTCCTTAACCATTTTTTGTGCTTCTTCTTCGCCCATATCTCCACTAATTTCTACAATAGCAGAAGGTTGAAAGCCATTTAAAAACTTCGTATGATTCCATTTACCGATTTCATAGTCTACTGCAATATGCTCTAATGCAGCAACATAATCAGGCAACCCATAAAAGTTAAACGTAGGCTCATAATCTTTAAAATGTATTACAAATTTATTATGTGCTACTCTTGGGTATATAGGTAATCTATACATTTTATCCTCATTGTTCCAATATTTACACCAATCAGAATTTACATAAACTTCTTTTTTAGATTTAGACATTCTAACTGTTGTAGCGTCTAAGTGATAAAGGTTTACGCCTCCATCATATTTTACACATTCCATATACGCATTACCAAACGTATAATAGTCATCTGCTAATTTCTTAAATATATCTCTTAATGATTCTTGGTCTGCATTTACATCTTCAATAAATTCTCTTAATGACTCATTGTCACAAACAAATTTTGCCCCACTTGTAAATACAGTTTTTTGTGCTAAAACACTTCTATGTGTAGAAGATTTTCTTTTTAATTCTGCTAAGTATTGAGGAAATAAATTATCATTACCAAATGGAACCCACTTAGTAGATATGTTATTTAAATTTTTTGGTTCAGTAATATTTGGTGGGATAGCTAAATCAAAAACCCCAAACTCAAATGTATTACTTTTCTTAGTCGTCTTTCTTAGTTGACTTTGTTTTTTTGTTTGACGCTTTAATGGTGCTTTCCTCATTTGATTTTTTTGTTTTTTCAATTTTATTTACAAAAGATTTTCCTCCATTAACCTCCTCGTAAATATGGGCAAGTTCTTCTTGAGAAACATTATCCCACCTAACAAAAAGACCATCATAAAAACTTGTTGCTAATCCTTTATATTTTTCTTTTATTGAATACTTTGCCATAATTAAATATATTTTTAAGTGTGGTAAATTTACAATTTTTTTATTGTTGTTACAACCACACATAGGAAAGATATTTAGCAAGGGGTTTCCCCCTCGCTATTTATCTAAATTTTACTTATTAAGATGTTACCGCAGTAATGTCACCCGCCTGTACAGTAATAGTTCCTGAGTATTCTCTAGGAAGCTCAAACTGTCTAGCTGTTAAAGTAACTGTTACTCCGTTCTCATCTGCATAAGCAGCACCACTACCTCCTTCTATTGAAGTAAGGTTTGCGTATGTTTGGTTTCTATCCCAAGTATTAGTGTCAACACCTTGACTACCATACTTTTGGCTTATACCAACCACCATTTTTTTACCGCTTGTTAGCTCTACTAATGCTACTGCACAAGAAGTTTCTAATTGAGTAAGTTGCTCAAATGCCGTTCCCTTAATATTAGGTAAATAAAAACTTACTGCACACTCGTAAGATGTGCTTCCGTTTTCTTTTGCACCTGTAATAGTTAAAGAAGCTGTTTCATTTTTAAACTCAAATCTTGCCCAATTAGGTGAGCCACTAACGACAATACTGCTATAATCGTGGTCACTACCTGCAGTTAAAGTGTCTATATTAGTCAAATCTGTTAAAAGAATTTGTCTGATACCACCTACTGCTTGTAAGTCTCCACAAGCTACTAATAATCCTGTTTCTATTGCCATTTTATTCTATTTTTTAAAGTTAATAATTATACTAAACAAGCTCCATTTACTAGAGAGTTAAACCCAAATTGGTAACCCATTGTAAAGTTAGAGCGGATATACATATTATCAGAAACCTCATCATAGAACATTTTAAGCTGTGTATCAGGGTCTGTTACATTAGAACCAATAATTAAATTGTCTTTTGCAGAATAGATACAACCTTGAGTTGCTTGAATTCCTGCTGTAGCACAAGTAAATAGTGGAGGTAAATCAGCACCTGTTAAAGCTGTTAAAGCTACGTCCCACTCATACATAGGTACTAATTCAACACCTCTAAAACTTAATCTAGCATAGTTTACACCTGATTGAGCTTCTGAATGTCCATAATCAACTGCACCTGCTACTGAAACTGCTGTTAAAGCACCATAGTAAGCATTGTAGATGTTTGGAGTTACAAACATTCTTTTTTCTGATGCAGGAATTTGTTGTAATTCTGCTGAAGCACCATCAAATACATTAGTTAAAAGAGTAACCGCATCTGAACCTGCAATAGTAGCACCAACTGCAATTAAGTTTGCTGCTGCTGTACTAGCTGCAGTAACCTCATTCATTTGTGTTCCATTAATTGCGCCTTCTGACGACATAGTTTTCCATAATCCATCTGCCCAAGTATATGTACAGTCTGCTACTGCTGCTGCAGTATTTCCTGCCCACATATTTCTTACAACATCTGATTGGATTCCGTGTCTAATTCTATTCATAATTACTTCTGCTAACTGAGTTCCTGTTAAGTCAGGCATATTGATACCTGCTTTGTAAGACTCAACTATAAATTGGTCTTGAAACTCTGTCCAACATTGTGATTGTTTTACAGAAACATTTGAAACTGTAATTACTTTCGGAGCAACAGTAAATCCTGCAGGGTCGCAAGTATTTGTTGTTGTACAACCTGTGTTTAATGCTGTTATACCTGATAATTTAGGTGCAAGCATTAAGTTTTGTTTATATTTTACATTAGGGTAAACCGTGTAGTTACGCATAATATCATCAGAACGAAACATTGGTTCTAATAAAATCTTTGAAGCATAAGTTCCTTTATAATTTGCTCCTAATCCATCTAAAGCTATATTTGCCATTTTTTATTATATTTATTTATTTATACTTATTTTAATTTTTCTGCTAATGCAGAGAAGAACTTGCTTTCTTTGTCCTCCACTTTGTTTTCAATAACTACAGGGTCACCATCAGTTGATAGCTCAGTTCCTTTAGCATCTGCTTTACTTAATAAAGCGTTTAGTCTTTCTACTTCCTGAGTAAGAGTTTCTTTTTCTCCTACTAATTCAGCAACAAAACTATCTAGTTCAGTAACTTTAGCTTCAAATCCTGTAAGTTTCTCAGAAACTTCTTTTTCATCAGCCATCATCACCTCTACCTCTTTAACATCTTCAGTTTCAGACTCATTACTAGCTTTTACTTTAGTAATAATTTCTTCAACTTTAGCGTTAAACCAATTTTTCAATTCTTCGGTCATTTTTTTACTTTTTAAATTAACACTTAGTTTATTTTGAATTTCCTTGTCTGTTATATTTTTAAACTTAGAAACGTCATATTTAGCCGCTACTTTAATAGCGTCAGAGATAGAGTCAATGAATCCCAAATTAAAAGCCTCATCAGCACTTAACCAAGTTTCCTCGTCCATCATTTCTTTTACCCTGTTATAAGGTAGATTAGTTTTTTTAGTATAGATGTCAGCAATTTCACCGCTTATTTTATCTAATAATGCAGCAGTCTTTCTTATCTCAGTTGCCTCACCCATAGCTCCACCCCAAGCATTATGTATCATAAATAGTGAATTTTCAGCCATAACGACCTCATCACCTGCTAATGCAATTACACTACCCATACTTGCAGCTATTCCTTCTATATATACTGTTGTTCTTGCTGTTCTTTTTTTAAGAACATTGTAGATTGCCATACCTTCAAACACATCACCACCTACACAGTTAATGTGTAAGCTCATTGGAGTATCTTTGTATGATTTAATTTCTTCAATGAAACTTTGAGCTGTTAAGCCAAAAGTACCTATTTCATCAAAAATGTAAACGTCTGCAGACTTGCTAGACGCTTCTGCTTTAATGTTATACCAATTTTTATTCATAGACGCAAAACTATTTTTTAGTTTTCAAAAAGTTGCGCAGTTTTAGGAAAAAAATTTAGTATGTAATATTTTCAGATGGAGATTGCTTTCTTCTTTCTTTGTAAACTATACTTTGTGCTTGCCTTTCAGAAATATTATATTTAATAGATAAGTCCATAAAAGTATAAGTTCTGTTGCCTTCGTTAGTTCTAAGCATACAATCAAAGTCATATATAATCATATAGTTTCTTAACCTCTTAGGCTCAACTATACCTTTTTCTATTAAGTGTCTTAATATATCTTTTGTTGTAGGTTCGTGCCACCTTTTAATAATTTCTTTTTCGGCTAAATCTATATAATCATATATTACATCAACTTTATTTTGTCTTGATGCCATATTAATTATTAGATTCCCAAATTTTATTTATATTATTCCAAAACTTAGTAACAGCCTCTCTACAACCTCTGCAACCTAATTGTTGTTTAATGTGAGGAAAGTGTCTGTGCCACTCATTAAAAAGAAGTTTAAGTCCCCTAGAATGGTATTTACCCTGTTTTTCTATAGAATCATTATTTTGTTTGACCGCTTGTATTATTTCTTCTTTTCTTTCTTGTTCTATTTTATTTGCAATAGTTTCAATAGTCATAATATGTTGCATTTAATTATTCTTCCCACTTACCAAGAGGACATTTTCCTGCGTACTCTTTGGTTAGAGATGCTTTTGCATCTAAAAAACAGGTGCATTTAGCACACCTTGCTCCTTTATCCCATTTAGGATATCTTAACATTAAGAAGTTTCTATAAAAATCGCACTTTTTACAGGTATCTAATCTATCTTGCTTTACTTTTTTACTAACAATCATATGTTTATATTTTAAAATGTGGCTTCCGCCTCTATTAAACCTACGGTATTTTGGCT